GGAGGAGCAGGGACATCGCTTATTCGACGGTGATGGTGATTTCCCAGCCTGTGTTACCGGCGGCGGAGTTTGTTACTTGGACACACTTGAGACCCTGGTTCTGACGCAAAAGAATACCGTGTTGGGTTCCGTTGGTCAGGTTCCCTGTAAGGGATTGATTCACCAGTTCAAGACCACCTCCCGACGCGATCTGGATAGTTGCTGTATTTGTCTCCTCCGAACTCAATGCGTAGTTCTTGATCGAGCTACCGGAAGTTGTCGCTCCCCCAGTAGGTTTGGATCGACATGTGATGTCTGCGTCGAGAGCTGTCTGGGACAGGTCTGGAAGCCAAGCTGTCTGCGCCGTACCGCCGGTCCCAACAGCTGATGTACGAAACAACTGCCAATCGAATACGACACCAGTAACGGCGGTGGTGATATTCGGAATCTGCTTAATCGACACCACCCTGACTAGTAGGGCAGCATCTGCGTTGAAAAGATCCCAGTGGACTGTGTTAGCTCCCGCGACATGAACTTGGGATGCGATCGCGTAGATGTAGGTATCTTTGCTCCCCAAGATATGCCCACTCTCATCAGCCAGACACATCACCTGATATTCCTTGCTATTCGCAAGTTGGGTCGCTACGGTAGCTCCCGATCCTGGAGTTACCAGGATGGAATCATTTGCTTGCGCCATGGAACCTCCGAATTAAGTGATCTTGAACACGCCGACAGTGGCTGTTTGATCCAGGTCGACCGTAACGGTTTCGCCCGCGGCAACCGCTTGGCTGGAACCGTAGTCCCAATAAGCTACGTTCGTACCATTCGCACCCTGGGTGACGGTCTTGTTCACCAGGATCGCGTAGCGGAAAGTGAAGCCTCCACCCGTTGCCGTCCAGACCGCGGGGTCCGCTAGAACAAGGACAAAGTCGGATCCATTCATCCCACTGGAACTTGTCGTGACATTCGCTCCACCTGCGGTATAGCCGCCGGAAGTAGCTAGGTCGGTAGTGCCGGAGGTGAAGGTCTTCGACCCCGGAACCGTATTCGTCAGGGCAATTGCCCATTGGTCGGAACCGCAGTTGATACTCTCGGCGAGATCTTCGTTGGCGGAAGTTACTTTTACATATGATGCGGTAGGCATGTTGAAACTCCTTAATAAGTTAGACTGGCACGATTGTCCCAGATGTTGTCAAAACGAGTGTTACCGTCGGCGTACTTCAAGGACAATCCCGAGGAGATCACGATCTTGTAGATACGCCAAACAGAGTCGGATGTTGCAGAACCTGGTGCCGAATCCCCAACGTACAGAACAGTTGGACTGGCTTCATCAATCAGAACCTGCAATTGCCAGTCGGAGATTTGTTCGGCGGAAGCGCTCATGTTATTGAATGGCTACGCGAAGCTTCTCAGCCTTCGCATTGAAATCGGCAATGGACTGGTCGAGATAGCCAGTACGGGCCACGATGTCCGCTTCACGCGCAACAATCTGCTTTTCCCGATCCGCGAGTTCTTTCATCTTCGCTTTAGCCGCCTTGAGTTCATCCCGAGCAGCGGAAAGGGAGATAGTGATTTCTTCCTCCTTCTCCGTCAACTCAAGTTCTCGAGCCTGCAAACTCGCGAGCTTTCCGGCGGCCACCCTCTCGGCTTCTCGCGTAATTTCCGCAGCCTGCGTACTCGCAGCTTCCAAAGCCGCAGTCGCGGCCTCATGCATGGATTCGATTTCCGCAACCTTCCCGAGAGTCTCGATAGCCTGGTTAATGCGAGCTTGTTCTGCTTGCATTCTTTCCAACGCTTCAGCATACTTCACTGGATCACGAACCAGATCCATAAATTGACTTACAGAATTCAGATCCATCACATACCTCCCTGAATGATGGTTAGTGTGGACGTTCCAGTTCCTGCCGTATTATTCAGACGGACGGCTCGAACCGGAACTGTGTAGTTTCCATCCGCATTCGCGCTCTTAGCAGTCAGCGTGGAATGCTTGAACGCAATCGGAGTGACAGCAGAATCCTGCACATTATCGAAAGTATGCTCCACGTCGGTAGTGATCGTACCGCTGACGGTCAACCCCAAACCAACAAGGAAATTAGGATCACAGTAATTGAGCGGAACCCAGGCAGTAGTACCTGTTCCCGTTTTACTGATTTGAATTGGGCGCATCTTGAATCTCCTTTAGTGGGGGAACTAGTCCCCCATTGTCATCACACGCGGGCCGGGATTTCGCAGGCACAAGTCAGGTAGTCCACATTGAGCGGACCTGCTGCAGTACCGATAGCCATCGTCGGATTGAGGAGAATGGTGCCGAGCGGAAGATTCGCCAGGGTTCCAAGAGTCCCGTTGGCTCCGAAGGAACCTACGCAGATCCCGCCATAATAGACATACAGCGTCGGGTTGCCGCGACCATCGTAGTAGAAACCAATTGACGTGCGGGCGGAGTTAACAGCGACTGCCGGAGAGGGAAGAGTGACCGTCGTGGTGCTGGCTGCAGCAGCCTTGATCACGATTTGCCATGCGGTACCTGCGGCGGCCTTCGTGAAGTAGACACCGTCGGTCGGGGAGGTCGGTGCGCCCTTGATTACACCGATCACATAGTTTGGAGCAGAGGTATCCGCGGGAAGAACGAGACCGGCTTCAAACCAGAATTGGAGTCCGTTGCCGCTGGAGGTTGCCGGGTTAAACGCGAATGCGCCACCGGTCAGAGTATTGGACTGCGTACCCGAAGTACCCCAGGTGAGGGCAAGAGCGCCGCCTACAATCGAAGTCGAGAGTGCGGTACCTGAACCAGCGCCGCCAGCCACAACAGTCCAGTCACCGGCGGTATACTGCAGGAAGTCATTCTGGTAAATACACAGATTGTTGCGATCCGGAACAGGCATGTTTCCGGTAGGTGTATTGATACCGTTGTTCGTGATACCATTCCTAAAGCGAGTGGGATTTCCCATGATAAAACTCCTTACGTTATTTGGTTAACGAGCCTTAGCTCGTAAGGTTGTTGCTACTCTCAGCAGGGTTTGCGACCAGGGCGGCAAGGTGCGGGAGTCTTCTTCTTACGTGCGACCATGACTTCTCCTTTCATGAACATATTATGATGAGGTAACGCGAGCACGCTACCCCACCCCTGTTAGTCCTTACGGACCATTCGACCCATAAAGAGCACGCGGGTCAACGAACCCGACAGAATAACGCTCATAGCCCAGGGCCTTAGCGTTCTTCGTGTCGAAATCGTTATCCTGCCCGAACGTAATACTTTCGCGTTCGAGGTACAACAGGCCCTTGCCGGTCTCAACATTCGAGCGAACGAACCAGGCTTGCGGCGCCGTGAAGTAGTGATTCAGCTTCACACCCATCGGAAGGGCATTCGTTGCGTTCAAGACATTGATGTCGTTGTTCGCATTGCCAGTTTGATAAGCCGACTTCAGGATGCGATTCGCGTTAAACCAGTTTGCCGGAGCCACATGAAGGCTGCGAGGCATCAGGTTGATCAGCAAACCACGATCATCCGTCGCCTGCATCATCAGGATCAGCATGTCCTCGACTGCGGCTTCCGACAGATCAGCATCGACCGTGAGCTTGTTCGAGTACGTGCCGCCAGAAACATTCGGGTGGTCGGTCGCGCACAGAGCTTTACCATCGGCGCCGAGGTAGGAACTGGAGAACGCCCGGTTGTACATATTGGCGACCACACGTTCCTTTGTTTGCCGGAAGGCACGAGCATTGCTGGTCGCCCGCGTCTTGCTGACCTCCATGTAAAGGTTGTCTTGCAGCTCTTCGTGCGTGACGATGTAGCCGAGGGCATACGCCACATGGACGAAGCGAGTAGTAGGACCCTGGGTTTCCGAGTCGTATTCGGCAGCTTTGCCTTGCGGCTTAACTGGAACAAGGCCAAAGCCCGTGATCTGCACGAACTCTTCGTAGGCCCTATCGGAAGTATCGGTGTCGACCAGATCCGTATACTCAGTCACATGATCATTATAGGTACGACCCCAGAAACCCTTGACGCCCGGCCAAAGTGCCTTGGGGTGGTTGCTAGTGGAAATAACGCCAGCCATGTTTTTTTACTCCTTAAACGCCAGCGGTATTCGGGCCGCCCAGCTCATGTTGATTGAAGATGACGTAGACCTTGGCATAGGTGCCGGGAGAAGTCAGGTCGTTATCCGGCCGACTCGGTGCACCGACGATCTTCAGTGGAAGAGCCTGGGTCGTGTTAGCGGCGGAGCCTTGTGCGTAACTGGCCGAGTTGAAGGCCGGAGCGGAGGGCGCAGTGGCGACGAACAGCGGGCAGTTCTTGCCGAAGGCCGTTGCAGCAATCGAGTCGACCTGCGCCTCGAAGACCGTCGTCGGATCGTCGCAGACCCAAACGAAGTACGGCTTAGTCTTGGTAGCCGGAATCGAAATCGTACCGAGCGCATCGGGATCAGCTCCCAACGGCGCAGACGAACCAGCATTACCAGCATTCACACCGATACCAACGATCACACCACGGGAAGCGCCGGAAGTCGTGGCTGCATTGCGGGTGCCGACGAGAACAACGGAGGAAGCTCCCGAGACAACGTCGCCACCAGCCAGGGACGCAACAGTGTCCCCAACAAAGTAAGCATTCGTATCGG